CAGCCAGGCGGGGCGCCGAGAGCGCGGCGGGGAGGGGGGCCCCGGCCGCCCCCCCGGGGGGGGGGGGGGGGGGGCCCGTTCCATCATGAACCTCAAGGAGAAACGCGAGTATCTCGCGAAGCTGCACCACCGTGCGAAGCGCAAGGCCCAGTACTGGCGCCGTGAAGGCCACGCCACCATTGCGCCCCCGCCACTGGACAAGAAGAAAATGGCCGGATACACGAACAAACAGCTCGATTCCGCGATTCAACGTTTCGAGGCATTCAATTCTCGAAAGAACTCTTTCGTCATGCTGGGGAACGGCAAGTTCATCACTTCCGAGCAGTGGCGAAGATACAAGAAGTCTGAGAAGAAGCGGAATGCTGGGGTGAAGCGCAAGCTCGAGAAGATTGAACGCGCCACCTCTCCCAATATTGATTCCAGCTATGGTGACTGGCGCAGGATCGTCATTCCCAGTGTTCATCCTGAAAGGGTGCCCAAATCCTCGCCTGATGATTTGGTGAAGGTGAATCGCATGCCTCACCAGATCACCAATGAGAACTCGCTACGACGTCTCACGGAGTTGAACGAGAACGTGTTCACTCGTGAGCACAAGGAGAAGCGGATTGCTTCTGCGAGGGCTTCGATGGAGAAAATGGTAGGCCTTGTGTATCCGGCGCTGGTGCCGAAGGTGCAGCAGTTGACGGGCGCCCAGGTAGAGATGCTTTGGCTGTTCAACCGCAACTTCTCCAGTAACCTCAGGCTTGCTTACATCGAGACACAAATCATTCTGGATCCGCAAACCGAGGCCACCGAGCGTGCGAACCGTGAGGATGCGTTGTGGTGGGAACAGGAAGACATCAAGAAGGCCATCGATTGGGCCGACGGCTATACTCCCGGTGACCTGTACAAGCGTCGCCGGAAGCCGTTGTTCAATGAGCCGCCTTCCTGGTACAAGCCCGAATACTCCGAACAGGAGCAGTACAACATGCGACGCGCGGAGGCCAGGGCTCGCTCCGCTGCGGCTGGCTATGTGCACAAGAAACCATTGATCCAGGCCACTTCGGATGAGGACGCCAAGAAACGAATCCGGAAGGCGAGTGCCCAGAGGGCGCGTGAGCGGAAACGCCGTACCGTGAGGTACCAGAAGGAACTTGAAAAGAAACATGGGGACGAGGATTGAGGTAGCGGGGTTCGCCGATTTTGAAACCATCAACAGAGTCGATGACTGCCGGGTGTGGTGCTGGGGTATCGCGCCCGTAACAGCAGACGTCACACGTGAACGGGTGGTTCACGGCCTTGACGTCGGGTCGTTTCTCGAATGGGTACAGGACGCACCCTACAATCGAATTTACTTCCACAACCTGGCTTTTGACGGGGACTTCATACTGTCCCGCCTGTTGCGTGACGGTTGGGTGTGGAACGAGGACTCCCTGTTGCGTGAGTGCCAGTTCTCCACGTGCATATCGGAGATGGGCCAGTACTACACGATAACGCTGCTGTTTCCCAATGGCCGCAAGGTTGTGTTCGCCGACTCGTTGAAGAAACTACCGCTGTCAATCTCTGCCCTGGCCGCAACCTACGGACTGGCCGAACGGAAACTCGAGATCGACTACGACGCCGACCGGCCGGAAGGCTACGAACCCACCGAGGATGAATGGCGTTACCTCGACCATGACATCATCATTGGTGCGAAGTGCGTCGCCCACACCCTTGCCGAGGGCAACACGAAACTCACGATCGGCTCCGACTCTCTGGCGGCATTCAAACGCCTCACCAAGGGGTGGGAAGAGGCACTGCCCGTGCTCGACCGGGACGTTGACGACTTCATACGCGGCGCCTATCGCGGCGGCTGGACCTTTCTCAATGAGAAGTACGCTCGAATGGTTGTCTGCAATGGGGACGTGTACGACAACAACTCCATCTACCCGTGGGCAATGAGAACCCAACAACTACCATACGGCGACCCTGAACGCTTCGAGGGACGCCCGGACCCGTGGCGTACGTTCATTGTTGAGATTACTCTGACCGCCACTATTCGGCCGGGCATGTTGCCTTGTATTCAGATCAAGAACAATTCCCGGTTCGCCGCCACCGAATATCTCACCGTGATTGAGGAGCCCGTGACATTGACCGTCACCAACATTGATCTTGAACTCTGGCAGAAACACTACGACCTCAAGGTGCATGAATGGCATGGAGGTTTCTACTTCCGCACTCGTACCGGTCTTTTCAGCGCTTACATCGATCATTACATGGCCATCAAGGCCGCCGCTACTGGTGGGGCCAGGTTGTTGGCGAAACTGCACCTCAATTCCCTGTACGGCAAGTTCGCCACCCGCCCCGAGGTGCGGTCCAAACGCCCCATCCTCGAGAACGGTGTGATACGCCTGGTCGAATGCGAACCAGAGGTCAAGGACCCCGTCTACACCCCGGTGTCCGTGTTCGTCACCGCCTACGCCCGCCGCAAAACCATCACCGCTGCTCAAGCGTTCGGGGACGACTTCATCTACGCCGACACCGACTCCGTGCACGTACTCCGTCCCAACGATGGGGAACTGGTGGAACACCCGTCTGAGTTGGGCTTGTGGAAACACGAGTACTCGTTCTCCTACGCTCTGTACTGGCGGGCCAAGTGCTACATCGACAAACGTGTCGATGGGGTCAATGAGGTGCACATCGCTGGTATGCCGCGCAGTGTTGCATCCGAGTTGACCATTGGCGACTTCGAGCCCGGCCGGATCTTTGAGGGCAAGCTTGCGTCGAAACGTGTGCCCGGTGGGGTGTGCCTCGTGCCAAGACCCTACGAGTTGAAGGTATAGTGGGTCGTGGCAGCGGCCCAGGGGTCGTGAATGCCGTTTGTGGCGGCGGTCGGAGACGGCTGAATCTGTACCACCCGTGAAAGGGCCAGGCAGTCAGGGAGTGGTGTCCCACCGGCCGGCCGTCACTCAATCGAAAGGAGCACGCATGGAAAACGCCGAGAACTCGAAGAAGGAAGAAGTTTACGAACAGCAGCCCGTTGAAGCGTCGAACGAGCCGGTTCAGGATCTTGGTGAGCGGTTCAAGGAGATTGCCGAACAGATGATGAGCGACTTCCACCAGCGCATCGACGCACTGGACAAGAAGTACACGGACCTGCGCCACACCTTGACCAGGCAGGTCGATGCCCCTACGCCCGATGAATCGGAAGACTGGTCTTGGGAACATTTGAGGGAAATAATGTTCCCGCGAGAAAACGCACACTGAGAAAGGAATCCCATGCCCGCACCGAAGTATCAGGGAGCAACCAACGCCCAGATCATCAACACGCTGAGAGCGAACGGCTCGTTCGACTTTCAGCGTCGCATTCCCGAGGCGACGCAGTCGAATTTCGTCGAGCTCGGAAAGAACATTCTCCGTGATCCCATGATCCGCAACGAGTTTGTCACCAACTTGGTGAATGTTGTGTCCACCATCTACATCGACGGTGCTCGTCCCTGGACGAACAAGCTGTCCGAGTTCAAGCGCGCTACGCTTGACTATGGTGGCAAGATCGAGGACATCTATGTTGGGCTTATTGAGGCCGAGCACTGGTACAACAACCGCGAGTACGGCACCGAGATTTTCCGTCGTCGCCTGCCCCGGATTGAGTCCATGTACTTCCACACCAACCGGGAGGACATGTATCAGGTCAGTATCTCCGAGGCCATGATGCGCCGCGCGATGCTCTCCAGCGGCGGCCTTGGCGATCTTGTCGCGCAGATCATGCAGGCCCCTGTCACCAGCGACAACTGGGATGAGTTCCTGCTCATGGCCTCCCTGCTGCGGGAGCACTACGCCAACGGTGGATTCACGAAGATCCAGGTGCCTGACGTCACGGCCGCCACGGCCGGGGAGGCGGAGGCCAAGAAGTTGATCAAGGCCATCCGCACCACTGCCGACAAGCTCGTCTACTTGTCGGAGAAGTACAATCCGTTGAGGCTGCCCACTTGGTCCAACACGGAGGACATGATCCTGTTCGTCACGCCCGAGGCGGCCGCAACCATTGATGTGGACGCTCTTGCGGCCATGTTCAACATGGAGAAGGGCCGTATCGACTATCGCATCATCAAGGTGCCCGCGGAGTACATTGGCATTCCGAAGATGCAGGCGATCTTGGTGGACAAGAAGTTCTTCGTCTGCGGGGACGTGTTGTACGAAAACAGGTCGTTCGCGAACCCCATGGGGCTGTACGAGAACTTCTGGCTCCATCATCACGAGATCATCGGCGCTTCGCTGTTCGCCAATGCCGTGCTGTTCACTTCTGAGGAAGTCACAACTGCGACGGTCGATCATGGGAAGATTACTGCCATCACGGCAATCAATGTCACCGACATTGCTGAGAAGACGGTTGAGAAGGTGGCACCCGGGTTCCTGTACCTGTTGAACGCCGTTGCCACCCGCACCGGTGGTTCCGAGTTCGACCAGCACGGAATTCTCTGGAGTGTTGCCGGCAACACCGATGCGCGTACCGTCGTCACACAGGACGGTGTCCTGTTCATCGGCGCTGAGGAAGAGGCCAAGAAACTCTCCGTGACCGCCAAGGCCGCCGCGGATCCGAAGGTCACCTTCTCCGCCGATGTTGCCATCGACACCGACGCCGGCAAGGTGAAGTGGCCCAAGGCATGACCATTCAGCTACCGAATGGGGTGGGTGCCGTCAACGTGAATGTGCGTCGCGTTGACGAGCACCTCCTTCCCCGCCTCCCCGCAGGAATCTGGCTGGGGCAGGGCAAGGGCGAACCCAACTGGGTCAAGAAGAACGGGCTGTGGGTCGATGCCAACAAGGAGCACAGCTCCGGCAACGCGCAGGATTTTATCATCAGTTCTCGCGTGGGCGTATTGCCCACCGCAGCCCAGCGTGACGCTGGGCTGCGGCTTGTGCGTTGGTTCCAGGTCAACGCCCGTCACATCAACCTCAGATGGATCATTTTCGACATCTACAACGAGGGTGTGGCTCGGTCGTGGAATCCCGATCGTGGCACGTGGAAACTGCTCTACGGTGGGGGAATCTCGGAGGCGCACCGTGATCACGTGCACGCCTACTTCGGTGGGGGCGACCAGGCCCTCCACATGATTGATGACTCCCCACTCGGGAGTGGAAAGGAAATTGAAGAAATGACGGTGCAGGAGCTTCACAACGAGCTCAACAACAATCCGATGCTGTCGCTGATGGCATCCCGGCTTGGGATGCTGGCAAATCTGCTCGAGAAGCAGAATGAGCTGCTCGAGCAGCTGGCGGCCAAGAACTGACATGCCCCCTCTGCTGGACGTCACCCTCACCGTCGGGGTGCTGGGAGGAGTGGCAGTCGTGCTGGGTCACACATGGCAACGTGTGACCCGGCTCGAAAACCAACTCGAACGAGAGAACCGCCGCATCAACTCGCTGTGGATGGTGTACCGTCAGCTGGTGGACCTGTACTACAGATACCGGCGGCCCGCTTCCCCGGAGCCGCCGAAACTCGAAGAACTTTGGAAGGATGTCGAATGATTGAGATTGCTACCGTGCCGGCCGTACTGGCCGTCATCAACCTGTTCAAGAAGGTGGGCCTGCCCGCCGCCGCCGCGCCGGTGCTCGCCTTGGTGCTGGGCGTGCTGTTCACCTTCGCCGCCCGGCATGCCGATATCGAGTGGGTGAAGGCCGTTTCCGAGGGGCTCATCCTCGGTCTCGGCGCGGCTGGTGTGTACGACATTGCGAAACCCGCACCGAAGCACGCCGAGTAGGCTACAATGGGGTGGTGTGACAGCCACACCTTTCGACATCGAACCCGCCGGTCCCGTCCTGCCGGCGGGGTCGGGGGTTAACTACGACATCTGGGGGCCCGGCGCCGCAGGCCCCCTCCGCAACGTGCCACGGGGCAGTGAGTACAACAATGTGGTCAAGTTCGAGAGCAGAGCTGCTCTGGACAAATACCTCGAAACCTCCCCCGGCCCCAGAATCCGCTTCAACGAACTCTCCTACGCCCGCCCCGAACAGGACGTCCTCCTCGACATACCCCTGTCATCAGCGTACGGGTACAATTACATGAAGGTGACGAACAAGGAAACCCACAATGATGGGCCCTACACCTTCTACTACTTCATCAAAGGCGTCGAACACATCGCACCTCAGACCACAGCATTCCACCTTCAACTGGATGTGTGGTCCAGCTTCCAGTGGGAAGTCACCCTCGGCCGCTGCTACGTTGAACGCGGCCATCTCTCGTTCCTGGTCGCAGGTGCCGGCACCGAAACCGGGCTGAAGAACCTCCTCGTTCCGGAAGGCCTTGATTGCGGTGCGGACATGGTCGAAACCGGCTATCTGCGGCACCGTATCCGTCATCCTCAGTCGCGTGGTGATGGCGCGTACAGCATTGTGTTTTTCGCCTCCGCCGATCTAACCACCGATCCGGGTACCGCTCAGAATCCGGTGTTGAACACCTCGAAGGGGTCCAATATCGATCTGCACTCGACGGAGAGGAAGCATAATGGCGAGGGCACGGTCAACCAGTATCGCCGGGTGTCGGTGTCCGTTGGTGCTGACTTGTGGTTCACCTCCGCGGATCACTTCGTGACCGTCATGGACTCTCTGAAGAATGCGCCTTGGGCGTCGCGTTCGATCATGGCCTGCTTCATTGTTCCTTTGCTGCCTGAGTCGTTCGGGGGTGGGGAGTCTTTCCTGGGCAGGGATGCTGCGACCCGGAAGCTGGTGACTGGTTCGTTCACGTATCGGCAGGAGGTGACGCCGGACATCACCACCACCATGATGCACAGAATCCCGTCCAGGTATCAGCATCTTGTGAAGTTCGCCACCCATCCGTATTCGGCGTTCGAGCTGACCACATACACCGGTTCGCCGGTGATTCTGAAACCCGAGTTGTTCTCCGGGAACAGGCTCGAGTTGCATATCAGTGCTTGTATCATTCCGCCGAATCCGCGCACCGTCATCTACCCGCTCAACTACGGGCGCAGGTTCCGGCAGGATCCGTGGGGTGGCGCGTACCTGGACGCCTGTACTGTGATCGCCGAGTACCCGCAGTTGCCGATCACCAACAATTCATATCTGGATTACCTGGCGGCCAACAGGAATCAACTCGCCTTTCAGAATGAGAGCGTCAATTGGGCGCAGCAGCGCGCCATGATGGGCGCCAACACGGCCTTCCAGCAAGCGATGATGGGCATCGATGCTTCCCAGCAAAACGCCGATCTGGGGCGTGACATCAACAACCGCAACGCCGGTCTCAGCCGTGAACTGAACTGGCTGAAGTCGACCCAGCAGGGCATCAACGCTGGTGTCGGCGGATTGTCGCAGATGGCATCCGGGAACCTTCTTGGCGGCGCCATCAATGGCCTGATGGGTGTTGGCAATGCCTGGATGGATCACCAGATCAACAACATCAGCATCAATGGCCGCAACGCCATTGCCAATGACGAGTTGGCTGGCCGTACCCGCATCTCCAACAATTTGTCGCGTGGGATTGCGAACAGCAACCTGTCATTGGCGAAGGCGACCGCTGCTGGCGATGCACGTATGGCGATTGCCGGGATCAATGCGAAGGTGCAGGATGCGAAGATGCTGCAACCCTCAGTGTCCGGCCAGTTGGGTGGGGACTTCTCAACGTTGATCAATGAGCAGGGCTACACCGTCAATGTGCGTGTGAAGACCGTCGACCAGGTCGCCGTCGAACGCCTCGGTGAATATTGGCTGCGCTACGGATATGCACTCAACCGGTATTGGAACGCGGTTGACCTGCTGCCAATGACGAACTTCTGCTACTGGAAGATGGCGGACGTCACCATGGACACCGCGTTCATGCCCGAACTTTACAAGAACACGATCAAGGGCATGTTCCTGCGCGGCGTGACGGTGTGGCGCAACCCGGACCACATCATTCACCTCGACATTGCCGACAACGCCCCCACGGGGAATCGGTGGGGTACGGTTGTGCTATGAGCAGAAACCAGTACAACCCTCACGAGGTGATGTCCCGGTTCATACCGAGGAATCACATCGGTCTCGGCAACATGCGCACCGCCGGCTATTACGACAAACTGTCGGAATGGTGCATGGCCAGGTTTGAATGGGAGAACCTCCCCGAATCCATTGATGTCCGGTTCGTTGAGAAGCAGCTGTACTACGGCGGCCTGGTGGTGCTGTACTGGGACGGCCGCTACGACGACTGGGTGATGGCCGCAGCAGCCCCCTCCGGCCCCCTCGATCTGTATGGCAACGCAACTTCGTACACTACCTACGCTCCGCCACCGTATGTTTCGCTGCAACTCCCGAAAGAAGAATGCGTGGCTGTGTGGGGCACGAACTCGCGGCGCGGAATCGCCGACCAGATGCTCGACTTCGCCGCCCGTCTCGGAGACGTCACCACCACCCTGGAGATCCTCACCAAGAACCTCAGGGTCACGAAAATCATCACCTGCCCGGAAGGGCAGAAACAAACCTACGCGAACCTGCTCCGGGACTGGGACCAGGGTGCGCCGGTAATCTTCGGTTACCCCGAGTTGAATTACGACAATGTGATCGGGACCCTGGACATGCAGATTCAGCCTGCCTATCTCGAGCAGACCCGCAAGGAATGGCAGCACCTGTGGCGGGAGGCGCTGACGTTCATGGGAATCACGTCGGTTGATGAAACGAAGAAGGAACGCCTGGTGGCTGATGAGGCGTCCTCCCGTGATGGTCAGGTCATTGCGGCAAGGAACTCGTTCAACAAGCCGCGGCAGCAGGCTGTTGAAGAGATGAAGCGGAAGTTCGGGCTCGACGTGAAGGTTTCGTGGGCGTTCGACGAGAACGTCATTCCCGATCTGACCTACAAGGCGGAAACTAACGCGGCGGAGAATGGAAAGGCTGGCTTGAATGTCTGAATACAGCGGCGAACTCCGCCACGCCATCGAATACGCCAAACGGCTGAACCTCGACACCGGCTTGGATTCGTACCCGATTTTTTCGGAAGGCTACCGCCCTAGGTTGAACCGGGTCATTCTCGAGCACTACTGGCTGCGCGAGGTGGGCCAGGAAACGTACGAACTGTTTTTCTTCGAGCTGCGCAGGCGTCTGTTCCGGGACATGCCAATGTTCAACCAGGCGTATCTTGCGATCGCTAACGTTGGCGACATTCTGTCGACGTACGAGATCAAGTCGGTGAACAAGGGCACCACGAAGTCGTCCAGCAGCGAGTCAGGGGAGTCGACGAACACGTCGTCGACGAAGTCCGGTTCCTTGTCCAGTCAGTTTCCGCAGCAGATGTTGAAGTCGGATGGCGACTACGCCACCTCTGGTGGCAGGTCGTCGTCCAGCAGTGACGGTACCGGCACCACAACGGGCCGTTCCACCGCGGAAACCATTAACGACGCCCTGAACGACTCCTCTGGGCGGCAGGGCTCCGTAACCCGCCTGATGGGCGAGTACCTGTCGTCCTACATCAATGTGGACGGGCATGTGCTCAACAACCTGAGTGATCTGTTCATGAACGTGTGGAGGACTGGTCAGAGGATCGTCCCGGAGCCGATACCATGGATCATGCCACCATTCTTCCCGGGCTTCATTTACGGAGGTCGATTCTGATGCCCATAGCGCCCTACATTGAACCTATCGGTCCGATCGGGCCGATCAACTCCGTTGTCGCATTCACTCACAGCGACGCCTACACGTTCCTCGACATCCTTGCCCAGATCAAGGACAAGGTCAACGAACTCGTCGGAGCACACGGTGTGCAGGATAAGGCCATTGAGAAGTTCGTCACGGATTCGACTAACAAGATCAATGAGTTCATTGCCAAGTTCGTGCACCACACCGTGCACGACGATGAGAACGGGATAATTCACTTCGCCATGATGAATGGCGAAGAATTGCTGACGTACACCACTGCACAGTTTGACAAGGTGTTCGGTAAGTACAAGGTCGATACCGATGCTTCGATTCAGCAGTTCCGCACCGAGTTGACCAACCAGGTCGCGCAGGCCCGCACCAGCCTGGAGCAGCTGGTCAACACCGCCCGCACCGAACTGACCGAAAAGGTCGACCGGGAAGTCCGCGAGGTGCGGGAGTTCGCCGCCAAGAAAGCGAACCGCCATTACGAGGTGGTCAAGGACCACGGCGCCGTTGCCGACGGCGTCGCTGATGACACCGCCGCGATCCGCAAGGCCATTGCTGCTGCCGGGAAGGGTGGTCACATCTATTTTCCGAAGGGTGTGTACCGGGTCACCGGGTCGCTCGAGTTCCTGGAGGATCAGTACATCGCAGGTACTTCGGGGCAGTGGGGTGACAACGAACCCGACTCGTCGCTGGTGTTCGACATGCGTGAATCCAAGGGGATCGTGCTGAAGTATGGCAATGTGATGGAGCGTATGCGCCTTGAGGGGCCGGGCTTCGAGCGACTCGGGTGTATCGGATTGCACATCAAGAAGTACGCAACCATTCGTGATTGCTATTTCCTGAAATGGGACAAAGCAGTCTATCTCGAGCAGAACTGGTACACCCAACTGGATCGGTGCAAGTGGTGGTGGAACACCGCCGCTGTTGATGCGAACTACTGCTACAACCTCGCCATCACGGAACCGCACATCATGGCCGACCGCGGCGACAAGAACGGAAAAATGGGTGTCATCCTCCGTGAGGGCACCATGTGCCGCATCAACGGTGGCGCCATTGAGGCCTACCAGACCGCGATCGAGTTGAACACGAACTGCCAGGTCAGTATTTTCGGGACGTATTTTGAGAGCGACAAGCAGATTCAGGCCGAGAATCGGCGGTTGTTGCACTTCCGTGGCGGTGGTGCATCCGCCACCGCTGTTGGCTGCCAGATCTACCTTCCCAACCATCGCGCCATCTGGGACGCCTCCCAGCAAGGCGCCGGAGAGAACCTCAACTTGATCGGGAACTTCTACAAGGGTGGTTCGCCGAATGAGGACGCCGGGTTCATCATTGATACGAATGAGACGAATCCGGGTGCGTTGCAGGTCGTCGCCCTTGGAGAGAGCAACACGAACATGTCCACCGGTGCCTACCGGTACATGCGTCCCAAGAAGCCGGGGACGACGATTGCGACGTTCCCGTACCGTGTCAATCAGGATCGTGGCGGCCAGCAGGTGTTCCACGCCGGCCAGCACATCGCATCCCCGTTGAACGGGGCCGTCGCCACCGGCTACGGAGACACCCTCCCATCGTTCGGTGATGCGGCGCGGTCAATGATGGGTGCCATGTTCTGGCACACCGGCAAGAACAAGCTGGTCATTTTCACCGCCGAAGGGTGGAAAGACACGGCGGGGAACGCGATCTGATCATGGCCTTCGGAACTCCGGAACTCAACGTCACCATCCACGTCCTCGGATTGGTTGAGTCGAACCTGTCCTATACGGACATCTACACCGGTGACCCGATCACGATCGGGATCATGCAGTGGTACGGGGTGCGGGCGGGAAGGTTGATATCGAGGATCCGGAAGTACGATCCGGCCGGGTACGCCATGCTGCCCGGCCGGCTCCGCTCCATGCTCGAAACCAACGGCCCCTCCTCGGAGGCGTGGAACTCGCTGTGGCTGCGGAGAGAGGAGTTGGCGCCGATCCGGGCTGTCATGGTGCGGCCGTTGACGAAGTGGGTTCAGCACGTCACCGCGAACCAGGACATGGGCGACTACCTCGCATTGGCGAAACGAAAGGGAATCGACCCCGACGTCGTCCCGAAAACGACGATCATGTTCATCGTCAGCAACCACCAATGGCCGGTGGGCACGAACAAAGCCGTCAAGATCGCTGGCACGAATCCCAGCCTCGACTCCTACATGAACGCCCTGCGCGCTGTTGGAGGTTCGTTCACCAAGTACTGGAGCCGCTACACCAAAGCTCGGGCCGCCATCGACAAGTGGGACACGTCCCCACCCTTCCCGGGTTACACATTGAAGCCCGGAATGCGTGGCGGCGTGGAGGTCGACCCCTACGCCGGCGACACCCTCCCCGGAACCCCCGGTGGCGACGACGGAGGTGGGGGTGGCGGCACCGACCCACAGCCCCCGCCGCCGATCGACGGAGACAATGGCGGTTCGGATGAGATCCGGTTGATCCAGTTGCACAACGGTTCCATGGTGGTGCACTGGACATCCGGCAGCAAGCAGATGATGACCCCCACCCAGCCGGGCATGTGGGTGCCCGCCGGCCAGGCATCCCACGGCAAGGTGCCCGGCGGCGGCGATGACGACGATCCCGGAACCCCACCCGCCCCGCCACCCTCGGGGAAGTTCTCGTTGCCTGTGGAGAAGGGCAAATACCGAATCTCCGCCGGCTGGGGAGCCACCGGCGCCTGGGCGAGGTACCACACCGGAACGGACTTCGCAGGTGCGGCCGGCACCCCGCTGCTGGCCGTCACCGACGGCACCGTCGTCGGGGACACCGCCGGCTCGTGGGCCGGTAACCATGTTGCGATACAGGCCGCGTCGGGGGAGTCGTACATGTACTGCCACGCGAGCAAGGTTCTCGTGTCGAAGGGGCAGAAGGTGACGGCCGGGCAGACCGTTGCGCTGATGGGTCAAACCGGACGGGCGTTCGGAGTTCACCTGCACTTCGAGTACTACCCGAAAGGAATCACCCCGGGCAACATCTACTCGAGCAAGGACTGCATTCCGTGGCTGAAGAGCCTAGGATTGAACCCGTGAGCAATATCGAGTACTACGACTTCGCTCCTTTGCTGGAGAAGAACGGCACCTACAACTTCGTGGTCGGCGGCCGTGGCATTGGTAAAACCTACGGCGCCAAGAAACTGTGCATCGAGGACTTCATCCAGAACGGCCGCAAGTTCATTTATCTGCGCCGGTACAAAAACGAGTTGCGGACGATTCAGAACATGTTCGTCGATGTTGGGAAGGAGTTCCCGGATTACGCTTTCCGGGTTCGGGGGCATCACTTCGAGATCTGCGACGACCCCGAGCCCGTGAAGGGGTCGAAGTGGATTCAGATTGGCATGGCTGTGGCGTTGTCGACGGCGCAGCAAATGAAGTCGATGGTGTTCGACGACTTCGACACGATCCTGTTCGACGAGTTCATCATTGAAAAAGGATGCGTCAGGTATCTGCCGGACGAATTCAGTGTGTTCAACAACTTCTACAACACCGTCGACCGTTGGAACGACCGCGTGAAGGTGTTCTTCCTAGCCAACGCCGTACGCATCGAGAACCCCTACATGGTCGCCCTGGAAGCTGACGCCGATCGGGAATGGTCACGCCGGAAACGCGGCTTCGCCGTGTTCCACTTCCCCCGGGTGACGGCATTCGAGCAATCCGTCCGCCGCACCCGGTTCGGACAATTCATTGCCGGAACCGAATACGAAGAATACGCTGTAGGAAACAGCTTCCGCGACAATCACAAAATGATGGTCGCTCCGAAACCGCAAGATGCGCAGTACGAATTCACCATCACCCACAAGGGACATGAGACTTCCCTGTGGAAGTGGTTCGACAATGACCAGCGTCTGCATTTTCACGGCACCAAGAAACGCCCATCGAGGGGTAAGTGTTTCACCACTGACGCGGAACTTGCCGGAGGCGGCGTGTACCTGGTGCCATTGAACAACCCGTTGTTGCAAATGGCGAGAACAGCATTCTCGAAGGGGCGTATGACCTTTGACAATGCTGCTGTGCGGAATGGTTTCGTTCAGTTGTTCTCGGGAAGATGATGGATGGGGAAACGGTGTCGGAAAAATCATGGGAGGGGGGTCTTGTGGCATTGGATTTGGCTGCTTGTTTCATGATTCTGGGATTGTTGTTGGTTGTGGAGATTTTCAAAAATTTTTGAGTTCGGATTTTTCGCTGACGGGCCCGCGAGGGGCCCTTTTCAGAAAATGAGAATGGTTCTCAATAACAACGGTGAAAATCATACATATTCCACCAAGAGGGGAGACACACAACACCGGGCAGCAGCAAAACCCCTAGTCAGCGCCGAATCGGGCGGTAGGGGAGTGGTAGGGGAGGGGTGAATATTCAAAACCCTGCTACGTACACGATAGGGGAGTGGCGGGGGAGTGGTGGGGGAGTGGCCGCACCACTCCCCCACCGACAAACCCTCAACCGCTACACGCCCCGCAGAGCCCCTCAAACCCCTCCCACGTACCCCAGTACCCGGACAACCTGCAAGGCCGTCAGAAAGCCGCACAGCACCGCCCATGACGTCTCCGGAAACAGCCTCAAGCAGCAGAAACAGGCCGTAACCTAATGGCCGCGACCTGTAAACACGAAGAAAAGGGGCCGCGCCATCAGGCACGGCCCCTTTTCTTCCAGAACTAGGGAATGAGAAGCTTTCTCACGCGATACGGATGCAAACCCGGCAGACCGTCAAGCACAGCCTCAACCATAGCGGTGTCACGCGCGCCCCACAGACGGGCCGTGTAACGATCCTGCCGCACACACCCCAACGGCTCGAGGTCCCGCAAAGCCTCAACCCCAATGGCATAGTGGCGTCGCCACAGCCGCCGAAGCGAACGGCCGAAAAGCGTGTTGGTGGCGCTGGAAACACTCGTACCGGCCTCACGAAACAACCGGTACACGGAGCGATCATCAGGCAACGGCATACGCCACGCCGACAACCCCGCCGCGGTAGGAAGCGACAACACACGCCGCCCCTCCCGACGCTGCACAACCATACCGTCCGCCACCAGACGAGCAAGAATCTTACCGCGACCCATACGGGTCCGGGTGGCGCAGGGGCCGTCGAATTGCATCGTGTCCGCGTGACCAAGCGGCATCTTGTGCCGCGCTGCCAGAATGACAGCCAACATCATGTCGGATGCCGTCTCGGACGGCCAAAGACGCCCCGTCACGTCACTCACCCCCCACAGACAGAGCCCCGTAGTGACCCTCCCAAGCATCCAAGGGGTCAGCACCATCCCGGAGCAGCATCACAGCCCGGGCCGCACGCCGAGCCCCGTCGGTGCCGTGAAGCATCACGTAGCACAGCAGGTCGCGCGACGGAGTCCAGCCGACAAGCATAGCGACATCCGCCACCGCAGCCCACGGAGCGCACGGAAGACCCTCCGCAGCTGCCACCGCAGCATCCCAGCGGACACAAAGCCCGTGGCTGGGGGGCGCAGCCCACCCGGCCCCGAGGACCCGCAGCAGCGGCGCGTAATGATCGGAGATCGCGGCGCGGTAGGCCTCGACGTCGCCCCTGCGGGGTGCGGGGTGGAGGTGGCCAGCACCAGCGCATGCTCCAGGGCGGAGGCCGCCTGGAAGAGCCCGTCCACAATGAGGCCCTGGTAGGCCTGCCCAATGGCGAAGCTGGCACCGAGGAGCCCGGTGTGGCTACGGCGCAGGAACTGGGCGCGCGGGTCCGCCTGGTAGCCGAGCTCGGCGGCGAGGCTCAGGATCTCGCCACGGGTCTTCTCGGCGACGCCGTCGGAGCCGTTGAGAGCCGCCGAGACGGTGGAGATGGAACGGCCGGCGCGCTCGGCGACGGTCCTGATCGTGCCCCGCCCGCCTCGTCCTCGAGGTCCTTCCACATGCGGTAAGTGGAGAAGCGGAACAGTCCCAGGTGGACCGTGGGGGTGACGACGTCGTCCCAGCCAGCACGCCGCAAGCGATCGCGCACGCCGTCGAGAGTGGCTCCCCGGGCGATGCCCGGCGCGCCCCGCCCCCGGCTCCTCCCCC